AATATTATACGGATGGCCGCTTTAGCCTTTTGTTTTGAATTTCAAATTAATGTTTTTTTAATTACCATTATGCCATTTGGGTCTCACTATATATTGAGACCTGATATACAGGGGAGAGTTGCAAGAGCAGTCAATCGGGTCCTCTATCTTAGTCAACATGCCTCCAAAGCGTTTCCTTATTAACTCCAAAAATTATTTCCTAACATATCCCAAATGCTCTCTCACCAAAGAAGAAGCACTTTCCCAATTACAAAACCTAGCAACACCAACCAACAAAAAATACATAAAAATCTGCAGAGAGCTTCATGAAAATGGGGAACCTCATCTTCACGTGCTCATCCAGTTCGAAGGAAAATACAAGTGCCAAAATAACAGATTCTTCGACCTGGTATCCCCAACCAGGTCAGCACATTTCCATCCGAACATTCAGGGAGCTAAATCAAGCTCAGACGTCAAGTCCTATCTGGAGAAGGACGGAGACACCCTCGACTGGGGAGAGTTTCAGATCGAATGGAGATCTGCAGAGGGGGGGTCACAGTCAGCGTATGATGCTTACGCCGCAGCGCTTAACGCAGGCAGTAAGTCAGAGGCTCTTAGAGTAATTAAAGAATTAGCACCCCAAGGTTTTGTTTTCCAATTTCCATTATTAGATCTTAATTTAGATAGGGATTTTACACTTCCTAAAGAAGGTTATGTTTCCCCCTTTTTTTCTTTCTTCCTTGATCAAGTTCCAGAAGAACTTGAAGAGTGGGCTGCTGAGAACGTCGTCAGTGCCGCTGCGCGGCCTTTGAGACCTGTAAGTATAGTCATGAGGGGTGATAGTAGTACGGGAAAGACTATGTGGGCCAGATCACTGGGACCACATAATTATCTGTGTGGTCATTTAGACCTTAGTCCAAAGGTCTACAGTAATGATGCCTGGTATAACGTCATTGATGACGTAGACCCCCACTATCTAAAGCACTTTAAAGAATTCATGGGGGCCCAAAGGGACTGGCAATCAAATACAAAGTACGGGAAGCCAGTTCAAATTAAAGGCGGAATTCCCACTATCTTCCTCTGCAATCCAGGACCAAATTCCAGCTATAAAGAGTTCTTGGATGAAGATAAGAATTCTGCACTAAAAAACTGGGCATTAAAGAATGCGATCTTCGTCACCCTCGAAGGCCCACTGTACTCAGGTACCAATCAAAGTGCAGCACAGGCTAGCCAAGAAGGGGACCAGGCGTCGACGTGTTGATCTACCGTGCGGCTGTTCATACTTCATTGCATTAGCCTGCCACAACCATGGATTCACGCACAGGGGAACCCATCACTGCAGCTCAAGCAGAGAATGGCGTGTTTATCTGGGAGATTCAAAATCCCCTATTTTTCAAGATAACAGAACACCACAACCGGCCATTCCTGATGAACCAAGACATCATCACCGTCCAAGTACAGTTCAATCACAACCTGAGGAAAGTGTTGGGGATACACAAATGTTTCCTAGTCTTCCGAATCTGGATGACCTCACAGCCTCAGACTGGTCGTTTCTTAAGAGTCTTTAAGACCCAAGTGTATAAATATTTAAATAATTTAGGAGTCATCAGTATTAACAATGTAATTAGAGCTGTTGATCATGTATTATGGAATGTATTACACCACATTGTATATGTAGACCAATCATATTCAATAAAATACAATCTTTATTAATTCAGTTTGTTACAGAATCATAGAAGTAGATACGTATCTTCAGCGTAGCGTACACAGAATTAGAGGCATGAGTACATGCCATATACAACATCAAAGCATTCTCAGAATGATTCTCATATTTCCCAGCCTCTTGCTGGTTATAAACAACATAAATTATTACGTTAACAAACTTCTTCACTAATGCCTGTTCCTTTGAAGCGTACTGACCACCAGTGACAGTTGCATGCCACTTCCTCAAAACATGATAACGATCTCGATGCACATTCTTCACAGTAGCAGTGCTAGGCTCATTGTCAAACATATTGAACACCTCTCCAAAGTCTTGTGGCTTGTCAACAGGACGACGATCACGAACAAGAAAAAACATAACACTATTCGTGTGATTCTTGGTCTTGATATTCTCATCCATCCATATCTTACCCAAAACGTAAACGGATTTAACACAGAAACGCTTACCAACCCTATGAGTTAGCCCAATCCCACGAGTAACGTCACTAATACACATGACCTTCCCAATATGAGAAATATCATGCCTTTGCTCAAATGATTGTACCTTACATGGGCCTTCACATCCTCTAGGGACATCTGGGCTTCTGTACATCCTGTACATCCTGGGCTTTCTGTTCATGGGCCTGTTCGCCCATGCTCTTGACTTTGTGACGCGGACAATGGGGGCAGCAGCACGGCTGACATATGGGCTGTCGAAGTTGAGACGGCGGCGTACCTTCGAAGCGGGTGTGGAAATGATTATATCTGCTGGTCGCTTCGACATAATTTCTAGCCCTAATAACTGAAATTAAATCCCTAATTAAATCGTAACCTAATGTATCAGGAGAATAAGTGTTTTCTACTAACTGTAGATATTTAATTGCTAACATACATCTAAAACCGTGAACAGTGTCGGGAAATTCGTTTAACAATGGATCCCACATTTTGCAATGTACAATACTTAGTGCCGAAGTATAAATAGGGGACCACAAAACAATTAAGCTTTGAGCGCGTCATGTGATTGGTCCACTAGTCGTTGTCAGTTAGTGCGTTGTGGGGCCCACAAAAAAATTCGCGGCCATCCGGT